TGCCCGCACCGACTGTGCCGCCGCCCCGCACCGACACCTTGCGGAGCGCCTGCAGGATAGCCTCCTGGGCCCTGGGGGCCAGCCGGCCCATGAGGAAGTCCTGCGCGGTCTTGGTCCCGTAGCCGGCCAGCGACAGGGCCCCGGCGATGGCCGGCACCGACATGCCGCTCAGGCCCGCACCGCCCATGATCCCCATGCCGGTCAGCGCCCGGGACACCGTGCCCGAGTCGGGGAGCTTGGTCTGCATCGTCTGGCCCAGCCGGGCAAGCTCCTGCTGCGGAGCCTCGCCCCGGATGTACTGGCTCTTGTTGGGCGTCCGGTCTACAGTCCTGGCCGCCCTGGTCAGGACGGCCGGCGAGTAGGCGCTGGGCACCCCCTCGCTCGCGGCGGCCCCGGTCGTTTTGGCGGCCTGCTGCACGGCCTTGAGGGCTGGGTAGCCCCGGTCGAGCGCGGCTATTTCGCTACGGGTAGTTGCACCCTGGAGGGCTCCGCGCCACGTCTGGCCGTACTCGTGCGCGACCTTGTTGAACAACTGGCCGAGGTCCTGCTGGGCCGGGTCCTGGGAGCCCATGTAGCGGGCAGCCAGGGTCTTCATCTCGCTTTCGGTGCCGTGCGCGCCTGCGGCCGTGGCCTGGACCCCGGGGGTCGGGTTCTGCATGTGCTTCAGCCGGATCGCGTTGAACGTCTCGTCCACGAGATCGCGCTGGGCCTGGGAGATCGGCAGCCCGGCCGACAGCGCCCTGAGGTCGGGCTGGTAGGTCACGCTGGCGTAGGGCAGGCCCTCCTTGGACAGGGCCGTCTCGTAGGCATCGCTGACGGCCTTGCGGGCGGTGTCGACCGACTCGGCTGCCGCCTTCGGCGCACCGGCCGGCAGCACCGCCTCGCGGGTCGCACGCTGCCAGTCGGCCATGCCCTCGGCCCTGCGTGCCGCCAGGGGCGCACTGGCGAGCGGCACCGACAGGGCACCCTCCTCGCTCTTGCCGATGGCCTTGCCCAGGGCCGTGCCCTTCTGCGCCATGCCCTGGCCGAAGGTCGGCTTGACGCCCACAGCTTCAAGGGCGACGGTGTCGACGGCCTTGTCGCCGATGGGCTTGGCGACCCGGCCCAGGGCCTTGGTCAGCAACTGTCCGCCCGCCGCGCCTGCGGCACCGATGCCGCCGGCCTTGGCACGCTCTGCCAGATCGCCGGGGGTCATCGCCGCAGCGCCGGCACCCTGGGCCGCGATCTGGGCGAGCGCACCGCCGGGGATCAGCGCCAGGGGTGCCTGGGCACCGATGCCGCCCGCGATCTCGCCAGCGGTCGTCTGCCAGCCCTCGGGGCGGTACTTCTGGTAGAGGGCCGCGTCCTCCTCGTCCTTGGACGTGTCGGCCCCGACCAAACCCTTCAGCCCCTGCCACGCCTTGGCCGCCTCGGCACCGGCACCGACCGTGAATTTCTCCAGGCCGCTCATGCCTTTGTCGGGGGAGTAAAGCTCGCGGTCGGCCGCGATCCTGCGGGCGGCCTCCTCCGGGTCGGTGGCGCGGCGGCCAGCCGGCTTGGAGATGGCATCCCACTCGCCTGCAGACGCAGGCTTTGAGATGGCGTCCCACTCGTTGCCGTTGGCGATGTTCATTCGCGCACCCGGCGCTGGCCGTCAGGGGTGATGAACGGCGTGCCCGAGGGCAGCCGGGACGCCTCCAGGGCGCTGTTTACACGCACAGGAGCCCCAGGCTGCTGTGCGCCACCCTGGGGTGCAGCGCCTGCGCCCGGGATCGGGCTGCCCTGGACCCGGCGGTTGGGGTTGGCGAATTCGCCGGTCTGGTACTTCCTGGCAAGCTGCTCGATGGCGTCGAGCGCCGCCGCGCGCTGCTGGATCGGCAGGCTGCTGTCGGCGACGTTGCCGGCCATCGCCTTGTAGAGGGCCACGTCCTTGTCGGACTGCGGGCCCTCCATCCGGGGCTGGGCCATCACGAGCGCACCGCCCACGGTGTTGAGCTTGGCGGTCGCCTCGGCACCCTTGGTCGAGGCCCCGAAGAAGTTGGCGGCGGCGTCGACCTTGGCACCCATGCCCGAGCCCGTGGCGTTCTTCAGGTAGCCGCGCGCCTCGCCGACGAGGTCGATCAGGTGCTGCGGGTCGACCTGTCCGCCCTTGTTGCCCGCACCGCCGGCACTGAGCTTCGGGCCGTAGGCCCCGGCCGCATAGGGGACCTGCTGGCCCTGGGCGTTGATGGTCGACAACTGGTTGGTCTTGCCGTTGTGGAAGACTGGGGCTTGCGTGGTCGGGTCGGTCCCGACAGGGGTCCACGTCCCGGCCGCGTTGGCCCCGCCCTCCTTCATGCCGGCAATGACGCGGAGTGTCTCGTCGTGGCGGGCCTTCTCCTGCTCGGTCAGCAGGCCCAGGCGGCGATGCTCCTGCAGCGTCAGGTTGCCCTCGCGGGCCTTCTGCAGGGCCGTGATCCGCGCCTCGATCTGCTTGAGCTTCAGTTCCTGGCCGTAGGCCGGGTCCTCCATGAAGCCCTGGTCGGTCATCGTGCCGCCCACGGTCTTCAGCGGGGCCTGCGACTCGGCGTACTGCTTCAGCGCCTGGGCCTGGAAGGGCTCGTAGCCCGCCCCGGCCTGCTGGGCAGCCAGGGCCAGGGTGAGCTTGTTCGCCCCGGCATTCGACTGGCGCTTGTACATCTCCTCCATCGCCGACCGATCCGGCGGCTGCATCAGCCGCTGCTGCTCGGCCATCGCCTGCTGCTCGCGCTGCTGGATGTTGGCGTAGTCGGCCGCCAGCGGGTCGCCCGGGCCCTGGGGCACAGGAACAGGGCTAGACGGCCCTCCAGGCGCTCCAATCGGCGCGGGAGGGGTAGCACCAGGGCGAGCGGCCATCGCCTGCGGCAGGGCCGTCCTGGGCGGTCCTGGCGGCATCGGCTGGGGCGGCGGCTGCTGCGGCGGCGGCATCTGGGGCATCGGAGCCACGGGGGCCATCGGGCTCGGGCCGCCGGGCATGCCGCCGGCACCCGTGGCGAACGAGCCCGGCTCGTTCCCGCGCAGGGCGTTTACACGCGCCGCGCCGGGGGTGTAGCCGGGCTGCAGGTCGCCCAGGATCGAGTCGATGGCGTCCTCGTACATGGGACCTCCTCAGGTCGGGCCACCCATGCCGGCCTGCGGCTGCAGGTAGGGGTCGGGGGTCACCGGGGGCGGCTGGTAGCCGACACGCTGCTGCAGCGGCAGCGCATTCTGCTGGGCCTGCCGCTGCTGCTCGGCGAGGTCGGCAAGCTGCGAGCGCCGGTCGCCCATCACGTTCGCCTGCTGGGTGTTCACGTCGCGCTGGCCGATGCCCGCCATCACGTTGCCGGCGATGTTGCCGATGGCCGACAGGGGGCTGGCTGCGCGCACCGTGCGAGCGCCGCCGCCCTGGATCATGTCGGGCATCTGCGATGTTTGGCGCAGTTGGTTTACGAGCGCCTGTTTGCGTGCGATGCTTTGATCAGCAGCGTTGTTGCCGCCCTGCTGCATCATGTAGTTGAGGAGCATCTGCTCGTTCTGCGGGTCCATCTCGATCTCCTGTTAAATCGCCATCGCCGCGATGCCGGCCACCGAGCCGATACCGGACATGAGGCTTTGGTTGGCCTGCTGCTTCGCGTTGTAGGCGTCCATGCCGGCGCTGTACTGGTTCTGCGCTGCCTGGGAGTAGTTGGCCCCGCCTGCGCTCGTCGAGGGGTTGAAGTTGGGCATGTTGGGCATGGACACCTGGGCTCCAGTGAGCAGGGCGTTCATCTCGTTGAGCGGCATCTGCCGCTGCTGCGTCTGCTCGGCGATGTCCTGCTGGCGCAGCGTGTTCTGGTACTGGCTGGCCTGCAGGGCCTGCTGGAAATTCTGCTGGCCCGCGCCCGACATCATCCCGAAATTCTGCTGGTTGGCCGCCAGCCCCTGACCGAAGCCCTGGGCTTGTGCCGCGTTCTGGAATTGCCCGGCCTGCAGGTTCTGGTTGAAGCCGGCCTGCTGGCCCTGCAGGGCCATGTTGAATTCGTTGGCCTGCATGCCCGAGGCCGCGTTCATCGCGTCGTATGACTGGCGCGACTGCTGATCAGCGAGGTTCTGCGACTCGCGGTTCCAGGCTTCACTGCCCCGGGTGAGCCCCATGTTCTGGAGCTTGCCCTCCAGGGCCGACTGCGCCTGGGCGTTCTGCGGGGCCATGCGCTGCAGGTTCGCCTGCAGGACTTGGTTGAACGTCTGGTTGTTGGCCGTGGGGATGCCCTGGCCGGCACCCTGGATGCCACCCAGGATGCCCTGGCCTGCACCCTGGGTCTGAAACTGGCTGGGATCGAGGGCCCCGGCCTGGACACTCTGGCCCTTGGCGGCGAGGTTGTTCCAGTCGAACGGGTTCGCCATCGCCTCGCCGGCACGGCCGATCTGGGCCTGGGCAAGCTGGCTCTTGCCGAGGTCGACCGCCTGCTGCGAGTCGAGCGCAGCCTGCATCTGCGGGTCGAGCGTGGTGTTCTGCGTCCACTTGGTGACGGTCTTCCCGGTCGCCGGGTCGATCATCGACGACGAGTCCCACTTCTGCGTCCCGAAGGGAGTGATCTGGTCCGGCCGGTTGGCCCAGTCGGCACGGGTCTGCGCTTCCTGACTTGAAGCCGCAGTCTTCTCGGCCATCGCCGAGTAGTCGGGCGGCGGCGGGGGTCCTGACTTCTTGCCCATCAGTGGGTCCTCCGTGGCGCGAGCCACTTGCATTCCTCGCGGCGCATCCGCAGCAGGAACAACGAGCCATCGGGGTGTGCCCCGTCAAGCTCGACCACGAGCGAAAAGCCCAGGCGACGATTGATGTCGAGCGCGACGAGATTGTCGCTCGGGACGAAGGCCAGGACCTGATTGCAGCCCATGACGTTGAACGGATAGTCGAACGCCGCGTGCAGCAGCCGCTTGTCGAGCCAGCCGGGATCGCCGGCCATGTGCATCACGCAGGATGCCTCGTTGTAGCTGTCGTAGCCCACCACGCCCCTGAGGACACTCGGATCGCGGTCGGAGATCGAGCCGATGCAGCGGATGTTCGCCGAGGGCACGAGGCCGATCCGGCTGCATAGCCAGTACACCAGGGCGTTCTGCGGCTGGGTGGCGATGCTCACAGTACACCCCCAGGCTCCACAAGCGCCTGCCAGCCGACGAACAGCGTGTCGGCCGAGGCGCGGACCTTCATCGCCAGGGCGGCGTAGCGGCCGGTGCCGGTGGCCCCGGTCCAGGCCTCGTAGCTCTGGCCCGAGCCGGACCAGACGGCCACGTCCCACAGGCCCACGTCCCAGGCTCCCGAGCCGGCCCCCAGGTAGGCCGGGGCGCTGCCGACGATCTCAAGGTTCCACTCGCTGTTCAGCGCCGCCTGGATGCCTGGGGCTGAATCGGAGATGAAGCTCGGCCGGACCATCTGGAACCGCTTGACCCGGACTGCCTCGCCCAGGGGCTGGAATGTGGTGACGACGATGCCCTCAAGGTCGGCACCCGAGATGGCATCGACCTGTCCATCGGTGCCGCCCTCAAACATCTGCCAGATGTTGCCCGAGAGGTCGCCGGCAAAGGTCTTGCCGTTGAAGCTGATCACCGTCAGGATCGGGTAGCCGCGCAGGATGGCGAATGCCTTGTTGTTGACCTCGTAGACCCACTGCAGGTTCTCGATGTCGACCTCGGCCCGGTTGATCATCAGCAACTGCTCGTGCGGCAGGAAGCAGATTTCCCAGTAGCGGGTGTCGAGCGAGTTTGCGATCTCGACCGCCAGGGCGCTGTTGATGTTCGACGCGATCTTCGGGTTCTCCCACTGGCCGTCGCCGCGCATAAGCTCCGACATGAAGCACATGCCACGCTCGGAGAGCAGGGCTACATCCTGCTGGTAGTTGGAGAAGAACCGATTGCCGACCGGGACGCGGCCGATGAACCAGCGGCCGACCACTTGGAACGTGCTGGCCGAGGCCGGGTCGTCGCCACCGTAGACCAGCACGTCGCCCTGGTTGGCAACGATGACAAGCTGGTTGTTGACGCCAACGCCGCTCGACCCGTCATAGGTCCAGTTGATGAGCGCCTGGAGCGAGCCACCGTTGGGCAGCATCGAGCCGAAGTCGAAGGCGGTCGCCGTGCCGGCGTACTGGCCGAAGGGCAGGTACCACGCCCTGGTGGTGTCCTTCTCGATGAACCAGACCCGGTTCTTGTAGACCGTGACGAAGCTGAAGAAGTTGGGGTTGACGCCCAGAATCTGGTTGGCCCCGGCACCGAGCGTTATCTGTGTAAACGTCGTGCCATCGTAAATCCAGTAGCCAGACCCAGGATTCACCATCAGCAGCACATGCGTGCCGACATTGGTCGTGAAGTTGAGCGAGGTCCACTCGCCGATGGGCGCACCCGTGGGCACCGCCAGCACCGGGGTCGGGACGAAGCTCGACGGATGCGTGGTGGTGACGTTGTAGACATCGCCTGCGGCCGTGGCGGCCAGAAGCTGGTTGTTGCCGGTGGGCGACTGGTACTTCATCTGGCTCCGCACCTCGCCCGAGAGGTGACTCAGCCAGCGGATGTAGCCCCGGCGCATCTGGCAGCCCAGCGTGCGGGGGATGAGGTTCTCCAGGCGGATCGCCGTGTTGGGGTTGCCGCCCGGCAGCGGCTGGGTCACGTCCAGGCCGCCCAGGGGCGCACCGAACGGGTACGCCTGATGGTTCTGCGTGGCGCTCGACCGCCTGGGAGTCGTGCGACGTGGGCCCTGGTAGGGTTGCAGGCTCATGGCAGGGCGTTGTAGTAGGGCTGCTGCTGCGTGCGACACTGGGCCATCGACTGAGCCTGAGTCTCACAGTCCTCCTGGGCCCCGGACGCACAGACGTACTGCCCATGCTCGTCGGTGCAGATGTAGGTCTGCCGGGAGAAATAGGCCCCTGCGGCCGGCGTCCCCACGTTGGGATTGGGGACGATTTCGACCTGAGGAGTGATCACCCAGCCTGGAGGAAGCGTTGCCATTTCGTTACGGGGAATTAGTTCTGCCGCATCCCGTACAGCGAAGCCTCGGGCAGGTTGCCGATGCCGATGTACGGGTAGTCGTGACGGCCGCCGGCCATGTTCAGGATGTTGGCTCCCTTCTCGGCACCGATGCGGCTGTCGAAGGCGAGCAGGAAATCGCGCACGGCAGCGGATGAGTCGAAGCCCCGGGCTTCCAGCCACTTCATCCGGGTGCAAAGCGCCATGAGGATGCCGTCAAGCTGGAACGTGTCGCCGGCCTTGGTGGCGACGTTCTTGTAGAGGTCAGGGTTGTCCGCGTCCTGCACCAGGGCCTGGGACAGGTACATGAACTTGAAGTCCTGCCCAGGAGGAGCCGGAGGATTCAGGAACCACAACTGGCGCTGGCGCACCTGCCACGTCAGCGTGAAGTTGGCGCTGATCGGGAAGACGCGATACGTCATCCAGCCTTGCGGCGACACCGGGCCGACCGCAGGGAAGCGCATGCCTGCATTCCACTGGGTCTGGTCGATGAAGCGGTAGAAATCGCCCGGGAGGTCGAAGGGAATCTCGCTGGATTCACCCGGCACCGGGGGCACCACGGTGTTGACGTTGATCACGCCTTCCTTGGTCAGTTGCGACCACTCGTAGGCATTGAGCATCTCCAGGCTGGCGAGGTTCGCCACCGTCTTCATCAGCACGAGGTTGGGGTCGCTGGAGCCTGCCGGGTCCGTTGGCACCGGCAGGTTGAGCATGGCGCAGACCTGCTGCATCAGCACCTGCAAGGTGCTGAAGTTGGTCATCGAGTAGCTGGTCGCCATGCTGTATCCCCAGGCTTACTTGCCGAAATTCTTCACC